CTTCATATTTGCAATTGTAAAGGCAGCTTTTCCTTTTCCCATTATTGCCTGAATTAAAGTCATGACCGCTAATTGGATTAATAACTGCCTTATCGCCTTCTTGATGCTATCAATAAAGACTTTGAAAAAACTTTCTTGCGAATCCAAAGCACTATTTAAAGAATTGACTAATATTTCTCCAAACATTTCAGTCCCCGCATTCAATAATTTTTGAGCGGAAGTTAATTTTTGCGTCCAAACAACCATCCCATCAAACTGATCATTTGCATCACTCATTCCATAAACAAAGTCACCTAAAGTAACAACATTATCATTGATAGCTTCGCTCATATTTTCAAATGATTTTGTTGTTTTGTCAATATTAGTAGTGTCACCTAAAGGGCTTGTCGGGGTATGCGTTGGAACATTTGATCCTCCAGTTTGGATTATTGGCGTTTTCTTTTGTAGCTCTTCAAGCTCATTATTTAAAAATTCAGAAAGTTCCAATAAATTCTCTAATTCATTCGTATTGATTTTATCTTGTATTTCTGACTTTAATCCAGTAAAGGCACCTAAAGCATTTGTTAATGGGCCACCTATAGCAAATAAAGTATTTAAAGAGAAATCTGTTGTACCCATCTCCATCTGCGTTTTAACATCAACAATAGCACCAGAAACCTGATCGATTCGAGTTTTATAAGCGTCTATCATCGCAAGATCTAAAAGGCTAGCTTTTAAATTATCACTTGACTTAGTAAGTCCTTCAACGCTCAATGTCGTTTCATCAACTTCATCATAATAGCCTGGATAAGTTCTTTTCAATTCTGCCAACATATTCAACTTATCTTCCATCGCAGTTGATTCATCATTGATAGCGTTAGTTAAACGATCGATGTTGTTTATATCGGTTATTATGCTCTTTTGAGCTGTTGCACTAATATCCCCGATCTCTCCTTGAATATCAGCTTGAGCATTCAAAGCCGTAACTAAGTCATAGACCGCATAAGTGACCGCAGCTATTGCCGCAGCAAGTAGAACATAAGGATTGGCAGATAAGAACATAGTTAAAGCTTTAAAGGCTCCGATTAATCCAGAAACGCCAAGGGCCATTTGTCCGACAATCATTAAGACTGGCCCTATTGCAGCAAGAATAAGTCCAAACTTGACAATCATATCTTTTTGAGAATTACTAAGCATATCAAATCTAACAACTAAAACTTTTATAAATTCAACAAACTTTTTAATATGGGGAATTAATCTTTCTCCAATTTGTTCACTTAAATCCGAAAGCTCGTTTTGTAATTGTTGTATTGGCCCCATTCCAGCAAGTGCAGCAGCTTCGGCCGATCCTCCATATTGGCGTTCTAGCTCTTCCAATATTATAGTCTGAGCTTCTGCAAGTCTATTTGTTTCTGCTAAGTCTTTTATAGTTTCTTTTTGTTCTTCTGAAAATTGAATACCAGCCCTACTTAAAGCAGAAAGGTTAGCAACTGGATCATTCAAAGCTTTTCCAAGCATGATAGAAGCACTTTTTAAGTCACCGTCAAGTCTTGTCGCTAAGTCTAAAGCCATGACTTGAGTTCGATCAAATTGTTCTCCCGCTATATTTGTAAAAGTTAGAAGTTGGGCTGTTGCAAATTGTAGTATTTCTTCATCTCCAAAAATTGTTTTCTTTTGAAGGTCGGCCGCCATCTTTTGAAGTTCCTGAGATGTTCTATTGGCAGCATGACCAGTTGATTTCAATCCAGCCTCAACTTGAGCAATGGCCTTTTGTTGTTTGTCAAAAGCTTTAACAGAAGCAACCCCTAAAGCGGCTAAAGGCAAAGTGAAAGAAGTTGTCATATTCCTTCCAGCCTTTTGCATATTTCTGCCGAATCTATTAAGATTCTTTTGAGCCTTATTCATCGCTCTCTCGAAATTAGTTAAATTCGCAGAGAAATTAAATGTCAATAGACCAACCGCCTTACTCGCCATCTTTCTTTAGTTTTTCATAGTTATCAATAGCCCTCATATATTCAGCTCTATCTTTCAATTCTTGTAATTCTTTTTTATCCATTTCTGTTCTTTCCCAGTCAAAAGTCATCAAATCTTTTGGCTTTAATCTTTTTCCTTTTCCAAGATGAATGTTTAACAATAAACAGGTGCTCCATCTTGTTCTTTCCCAGTGTTGTTTTTCCCTCATATTTTCAAGCTCATAAAAGCCTTCGACTTTATTCCAGAACTCTATTGGCAACATGTCATAAAATTCATCAACTTGCATTCCTAAATGACCGAAAGCAATTGTTTCTAATTTTTGCCAAGTCAGTTCTTTTTCACTTTCTTGGCTTTTCCCTTTCCCGCCGTATCAGTCCCCATTGACTTTGATAAAACATCGAAAGCTTTTTCCATACAATCCATATTGCCATCAAACATATCGGTTATATCATCAATGCTAAATTCAAACTTTTGTTTCGCAGCTCTATGACCATCTTCAATTCCGCAATATATCAATGTAAAGGCGTCATTGAAAGTCATTTTACCCGAAGCTAATTTATTCAAGTCATTCATTGTTGCTCCAGTTTTGATGCTGTATTTCCTTAAAGCGTTAAAACCAAAACGCAGAGGAAGCTTGTTATTACCGATTTCAATAATTTCGTATTTCATTTCTAAAGTTTTTTTTTCTTTTCTGTATTAAAAGAAACCCGCCCCGATACCCAGAAAAGAAAATATCAGGGCAGGCTCTTAATCTTTATTTATCTATGATGCAACAGTTTGCGTCAAAGCTCCAGTTCCTTGAAAGCTCACCGAAAAAGTTGATGAATCTTCAAGCGGAGCATTTAAGCTCGCCGAAGTCATCCATACATCTCCAGCATATTTCGTGTCACCAGTTGCGGAAGTAGTCACCCCAAAAGTAACTGCCAATTTTGTTCTTGTATGAACCATATCTGTATATAATTCACTTAAAGTCAAACCGCCAATTGCACTTCCCCCAGCATCAAGCCAGGCATACATTGCGTCAACTGATATGTCCCAAGACCTCAATCCTTCCATACTCTCATCCCATCCCGAACTTTCTTTATTTGTTATAGTTCTTGGGGAATGATTAATATTGATCGTTGCACTTGTTGCATAAGCTATTAAGGTCGCAGATCCTCCATCTGGCGTTATATAAACCTTCAGATCCGTTCCATTTAAAATTCCATTTGCCATTTTTTTATTTATTTAAAATTTATAATTCTATTTCTTGCTTCTTTTTTGAAGCTTTATTTTTTTTTATTTTCTTTTTCACGGGGAAATTTGCGTCACCATAGCCATTTTCCAAAAACCAATCGATTCCTTCTTGTGTTGTTGGAATCTTTATTCCAGCTTTTAAAAGTTTGCCATTTCTATCATAATCTTTCTTTAATTCAAATTCATATATCTTGCTCTCTGAATTAAAGTATTTTTCATATTTATCTTCCATTTCTTTTTTTATTGTTCCTCAATCCAACCATTATCTGGATTGTTGATAATTTCAATTATTTCATTATGAGAATATTGAGGCTCTCCAACTAAGAAATCAGGCGTTTCTCCAACAAACTTAACAATAGTTTTGGATCCGTCAAGATTATATCTTAAAGTCTTAGCCGATGTTTCCAACACTTTCTTGAAGTCAATCGCATCAACATGCTCTTTTGTCACTATAATATATTTTTTTTCCATTTTTTATCCTTCTGGAACATCAGCCACAAAGTCAGCTGAACTTCCATTTGTTAAAGTTCCGTTATTACTATTTGAGCTATCATCTGGGATTGTTGGATAAGTTGCTCCATCCCCCATTTTCCACCAACTTGTCAATGTCGAATAATTGCCTAAAGTTGCAGGATATCCACTATTATAAATATCTGTAACATCGGAAGCACTTAAAGCCGCATTGAATACAGAAACTTCATCAATATTTCCAAGATAATAATTTGAAGTTAGATTCCATCCTATTCCCGCAGCGCTAAAAGTTCCCGTCAAAGTATTTAAAGAAGATGTTGTATCTTTCAAAGTTCCGTCTAAATATATTTTTATTTCATTTGCCGAAGTGCTCCATGTTCCGACTAAATGATGCCAATTGCCGTCATTTTCGATTGAATCAGTAATTGTTGCAATTGTTGCAGATCCTCCGCCGTTATATCCGAATCTTATTTCATCAGAAGAAGCAAGATAAAATAAATGTATTAAATTGCTCCCATCTACCTGAACTCGAAAAAAGTTTCCAGAAGAAGCCATATTTCCAAGTTTTGCCCATACAGAAATTGATCCAGCAGTAGATGAAATTGTCGATGCAGCAGAATCAATATCAACATAATCATCAACCCCATCAAACTCAGTAGAATATATATTGTTCAATGAATTTGTTATTCTCATTGTGAAACCTAAAGATTTGCGATATATACCATCGGCACCACTATCATCATCGAAGATGTCATCATATCCATCGAAATTGATAGATTGAACATCTACGCCATAATAATTTCCCGACTTTCTATCAAGTGCCGTTCTTATATAGTTTGCAAGTTTTGAAGCGGTATTATAATCTTCGGCATATCCCGATATCATCACTTTGATTTCATCAAGAGGGGCTGTTGTATCTTTAACATCATCAGGAGAATCACTTGCAACATCATAAACAATGAAAGGAAAAGCCGATGTTTGGGACATAACATTCGGGGATATTCGTGTCCCTACTGTTTGCGAAACGGCATTGTCATTCTTTAAAATATTATATATTGCTCTTCCTACTTCCATCAGTATGCTAATCTTCCGTATTTTTTCATCTTTCTCTCGTGACTTTTCATAATTTTAGCAAATATTTTTTCAGCATCTTTGAATCCATTTGTCAAGACGCTTTGATTTGCTCGTGCCCAGGCTCGATGCATAAATCTATTCCCCTTACTTTTAAATTTTCCATAGTGCATAACCTCATCACCATATTCAACCCAAGCTCCAAAATAACCCCCTCTCGGACCTTTGAATTTCCCTTTTACTCTTGGGCCTACATATCCACCCATATATTTTTTTGAAGCCTTTGTTCTAAAAAAACCAATCGATTCTTTCAATGTTCCTTTTTTAATAAATAGGCCGCCATCTTCTTTAGCTATATCAGCATTTCTTAAACTACTAACCAATCCTTGACTTGGATAGGGAATATCTTTTTTTGCAATAGGAGCTTCTTCTTTCGCAGCTCTTACAAGAGGCTTTGTATTTTCTCTCCAAAACTTGGCCCAAATAGAATCTTCCTCGACTTGTCGGGGAACTTGCCTGAACATTTCCCGAATCTCTTTCATTCCTTCCATCTTCATTGTGACTTGATCACTCATTATCTATTGTCTTTTAATTTTGTTTCTAATTCCAAAAATTGTTCCCTTCCATCAACTTCTTTGATTCCATTAATATAATAATATTTAGAATCATAAAGGATTCTATATGTCCCTAATATTGTGACGCCTAAATTTCTAATGTAAAAAGTTAAATCCGAAGTCTGAACTAACTCTTGAGATTCTTCTTTTCTGTTACTTCTTTTCCAATCTATTTTTGCCCATACAGTGTACGCTATAGCCCATGCAAAAGTTCTCTCTCCATAATTATTCGTTGTTGCTGTTGGAGATTCAATCTTAATTCTTCTATCTAAATCCCCAATTGCTAGCATACTTGTACCTTATATTGATCTAACAAATATTGACTTGACAAAGGTAATTCTGTTGCTGTTCGGCCAGTTATAACACTTTGTCTGTTAGCATACCAATTTCCAACACATAATAAAACAGCTTGTCTTATTCCTTCTGGAACATCAGTTGAAGCAGTCCCATATCCAACAGTATATTTGACTTCAATTGCGTTAGCTCTATCGGATAAACTTGGAAAAGATTTGTCAACTGCCAAAGTAATTCTTGCAGGTTCATAAGATGAATCAACAATATAATTTGATGAAGCCCAAGTTTGCAAAGTGTCATCAGAATCATAATATTTGACATGAGTAACTGAATCAACTGGGCTTTTATAAAGACTTGACAAAGCCTCCCATTTGTCACTGTATTGAATAACAACTGTATCGATAAAATATCGATTTGTATAAACTTGACAAGATTCAGTTGCCGCTTGAACTAAATTATCGATCAAAGTATCATCCGCAGTAGTGTCAACTTTAAGAAATGCTTTCATTTGATCGGTTGTAAAGACTGGCGTTGTTGCCGCCGTATGTACTGATAAGCTCCTAATCATCTTTTTATATTTAAAAAAAGGGACTGGCCTCAATAACCAGCCCCTTTTTAAGAATTATTAATACTACTAAATTACGCTGTTAAAGTTGTATATTTAACAAAAGACGCACCAGAAGCAACGCCCCAATCAAAATAGTTGTTCATAATTAAACGAACACAACCAGTTCCAGCGGCAGAATAAGGATCGACGATAATATTACTCGGCCCAAATTGAGCAAAATAAACTCTACCAAAATCCCCGAACATTCCATCTCCAGATGCACCAGCAGAAGAAGCAGGAGCAGAAGAGAAATAGCCTGGATAACCAGCTAATCTATCATCTACATATAAAGGATAAGTTGAAGAAACTTGAGCTTCTTTCTTGATAGCAGAATATAGCTCCCAAGAGTTAACAAAAGAAAGATTTCCATCTAATCCATGATCATCTGCAACTGTTTGGATCGCTTCTAACATATCCGAAGCAATAGATCCAGATCCGAAAGTAGCTTCCGTAAATGTTAAAGTTCCAGAAGTTCCAACTATACAGCCAGGAGCGCTTGTTACATTTGAAGATCCAAACATAGCAGCGTCAATTTGAGTTGCCATGTTTCTTCCCATATCAGTCATAACAGACGCTTCAGCAGCAGTCCCGTTTTGAGCAAGGATAACATTTGAAAGGTCAGCATATCCAGTTAGTCTGTTTGGAGATAAAGTTACTTTTCCAAAGTCTGCACCACCATCAGCAGAAGCAGCATTTTCAGCAGCCCATGCAACAGCGGATCCTCCAGCGATTGGAAGTACAGTATCAGCAGCAACAGTTCCTAAATCATTGATTCCAACTCTGTTGTAAAGACCAGAAGCGGATAAACTATCAACATAAGCACCAACAGCAGTTGGGGCAATTGCAGAAGTTCCTTGGTCAATTATTCCCCTTTGTTCTTTCATCATTGTTGGAATACCAATTCCTTGCAAAGATTTTCTCGCTTCTTTTTCGGATTCTTGATGCATTTCTGCCTCAAGTCCAGTCAATTGTCCACCATTGGAAACTTCTCTAACAGCTTTAAATAAGCTCCATCCTCTTGTTGCTTTTTCAGTGTTTACTTTTTGAACTGGAAGTCCAGCTAATTTAACGTTGTTTCTGATTTCAGTTTCCACTTTTTCAGCTCTTTCAATTTTCACATCGATTTCATCTACTTTCTTTAAAAGTGAATCCATCTCTGTATTTTCTTCTGAGTTCAAATCTCTTTCTTCCGCTTGGCAAGTTTCTTTGATAACCTCTAGCTTAGAAACGAAATCTGATCTCAGTTCTTTTAATTCAATACTTGATTTCATTTTATTATTTTTTTTTTTAAAATTTATTTTCGTTTAACTAATTCGATTTTTAGTTTTGCCAACGAACGCGCAACTAAATCATTTTCTTCATCTTCTTTTCTTTGTGTTTCTTTATAACAAGCGAGTCCCCTTTGTGCAATAACCAAATCAGACTCAGCTTGTTGGTATGCAGGGAAAGATACTGGACTCACATCATAAAGACGATCGATCTTTGTAATTGTTCTAATATCATTTCCATCTTCATCAGTGCTCCATTCATCTCCATTTTCTGCAATTGTGAAGGCAAAACTTGACTGATTGATATTGCCATTCTTCATATTTATTGCCAGATCCTTCCCATAAGAAGTTTCAGGAATATCGAAGGAATAACGAAGTCCTTTTTCATCAACTGAAAGTTGTAGAGTTCCAGATGTTGACCTTGCTAAAATTAATGATTCGTCATGATTAATAAGCGCCCTAACATCAGACCGATCAATTGTTTCTTGTGTTATTGCTTCTGGAGAAATGTATTCATAAAAATTCCCTAAGTTTTCACTTCTTGAATTAAAAATACTTCCATAGCCAACAACAACCTCTTTGTCATCTTCTTTCTGTTCAACTCTTGTTTCTATATTATATATTCTTTTTTCCATATCTATATTATTATATTTTTTATCCCAAATGTTAAAAGTTCCTTCCTTTTCCGTTAGTAAATTTTTCCCCGTTTCGTTATAATAATCTTTGTTATCTTCCTCAGCTTCGGCCTTTGAATCATATTTGCATTCCCCAGTTTTGCCCCATTTCCATTTACCGTTATTACATATTTCAGCCGGCATCTTCTCCAATTTTTTCGATGGTAGTCATGTTCATTTGCATAAAGTTTTTATCCCCATCTTCAATCTTATTCATTTCCTCAAAAGATCTAACCTCATTAATTGACATCCATCCATTAGTTATCGCCGTCTTGTAATAATCAGCTCTATCTTTTACATTCCCTCTCAGTAAACCATTGACATTGAATTTAACATATTCTTTACCAATATTGTTTTTTCTAAATAATTTCAATCCCATCTCTAATTCAATCTTATTTAGGTAAGGCATAAGAGTATAAGAAACAAATTCTTGACTCTGCATCTCGATATTACTGAAACTTGATTTCGATAAATCTCTGAGGAGATGCGGGGGAAGCCCGAAGATACGAGCCACTTCTGAAACACTAAATTGTCGACTTGATAAGAATTGAGCCTGATCCGCACTTATTGAAACAGGTTGAAAAGAGAGTCCTTCTTCAAGTACCGCCGTCTGATTCGATCCGCTAAGACTCGAATAGTTTGTGTTAAAACTATTTCTTAATCTATCAATCGCTTGTTCCGATAGTGCTCGATCAGTTTTTAAAATTCCGCTCAATTTCGCTCCATTCTTAAAGAATGTTCTTCCATATTCTTCCAAGTCACCATACCAACCAATTGCCGCTCTACATTGTTCAATTGGAGAAAGTCCAGTAATTCCATCGCTACCAGTTATCAATTTGAAATGAAGCATATTTTCAGACTCGATCGTTTCACTACTATCTTCATCAGTATAATAAACTTTACCGTCTAATATATAAGTATTTATATTATCATATTTAAAAGGCAATAATTCAATCGGCCTTCCAAGTCTATTTCTAACTATCTTAACATAACTATTCCCATTCGTTAAAAGATCCATCATTATCTTTTCGATGAAAGTTATTTTATTTTGATAGCCATTCGGTTGATATTTTAAAAGATAAGAAAGTTCGTTCTCGATAACAATTTTATCTCCATTCGGTTGAGTTCTAAATACATTAATTGGAAGGGTTGAAACGGATTCGGATAGTATTCTAATTGCCGCCCATACCGCTGAAAAAGTCAAAGCCTTTTCGGGTGTTATTTGTGTTGCCGCTCCAAAGGGCATCGAATATTGAATGTTCCTTTTTTCCTTTTCTGTTTTTCCTGAAAATATGTTTTGGATAGATTGCAGTATTCCCACTATATAAGTTTTTGCAATTATACTAAATCAATTATCTTTTTTTGTGTAACATTGTTTCCTTTGTTTTACGATCTCTACAAATTCTAAAAGAATTATAATCAGAGTATCTTCTTTTTCCAAAAGTTGATTGATAGTCACTTTCAAGATCCTCATAAGCGGCAATTAAAGTCTTATGTTTTTTGGATCGTTTCCAAAATTCTCTAACAAAGCCATCGGCCGAAATTAATATTATTTTATCTTCCATTATAAAATTAAAAGTCCTCGCTGATCGTAAACACTATTTATATCTTCACCAGTCATATATTCTCCAAGACTCATGACAAGGGCTACAACTGGATCAATCTTTTCTGTTGACTTTGCCTTATTCGGTTTGATGTTCCCCGCAGGATCTTCTTGAATAGCAATGTTATTTATTGCCCAACTCATCACTGGATTCCCATCATGAATAATCTGTTCTCCAAGTATAACCTTTTCTAATTCTTTTGTTGGCGCTGACATACTAAGAAATCCCTGACCAAAGGGTGACATCGGGACGCCTTCATTCGTTAGGTCGATCACTAACTGACTTGCATTCCAACGATCGTAACCCAAAGCTTGAATATTATATTCCAATCCTAAGTCCATGATTGTTTTTTTTATAAAGTTATAATCAGCAACATCTCCATTTGTGAATTTAATATATCCTTGTTTTTCCCAAGTCACATAGTCAACCTTATCTCTTTCACTTCTTTGCCTTGCGTTATCTTCTGGAATAAAGAAATAAGGAACAATAATAAACTTTTCATCTTCTTTAAATAAAAGAACAAGGGCTGAAATATCTCTTGTTGAAGCTAAGTCAAGACCAGCCCAGCATTCTTTCCCTTTTAATTTATCCATGTCAATTTCACCTTCACAAGCTTCCCATTCTTTATGAGTTATCCATGCTACCTGAGAGTCAGTCCATTGATTAAGCATGAGGCGGCGAAAGCTATTGGAATAAGATGGAACATCAACTGCCCTTTGTGATTCTCTTTTCATGTATTCCTTTCTTAAACTTATTCCATAATTCGGATTCGCTTTTTTCCAAACTTCTTCATCTGTAATATCATCTTCTAACTCGGATTCATAAATAGCAGAATAAAAAGACTCATCTTCAAAAATACCTTCTTTAACTTGTTTTGCATAATTATAAATTTCCCAACATATAGATTGTCGATCATATCCCGCCGTTGTTATAGATATACATAGGGGCTGTAATCTGCTTCCAGTTGATGTCAAAAGTGTGTCCCATAAATCTCTATTCGGCTGAGTATGTAATTCATCGAAGATGACGCAGTTAGCATTGAATCCATGTTTTGTTTTAGAGTCGCTTGAAATCGCTTGATAGAAATTTCCTTTTGATTCATTCGTTATTGAGTTCCGAAATATCTTTGCTCTTTTTGAAAGTTCTGGATTGTTGTTAATCATTTGCTTTGCTATCTCATGAACAATTCCAGATTGTGACCTATCTCCAGCAGCCGAATATATTTCGCTTCCTCTTTCTTCATCAGCGAATAACATATATAAACCAATAGCAGCGCAAAGAGTTGACTTGCCATTCTTTCTGGGAACTTGGATATAAGCAGTCCGATATTTTCTATGACCAGATTCGTTTTTCCATCCGAATAAATCTCCGACAATTTTCTTTTGCCAATCTTCTAAAAGTAAAGGCTTCCCAGCAAGCTCGCCTTTTGTATGACTACAAAACAACTCGATAAAATTTATAGCCTTTGAAGCGGCTTCTTTGTCGAAATAATAATCAGTCAAAATAATTATTTATTTGAGTATTGTTATTCGTAACTGGAGCGGAGATTGAAGCTCTTGCAACTGGCGTCAATCCAAATTGTGAAGCAAGTTTTAATGAATTATTTAAAGCGTCGTTTTTCATTTTAATCAAAGGGCTCGCTTGACGCCTCAATAAATCTCCTTGAGAACTTTTAAATTCATCGATTCGATTTCCTTGCCTCAGTTGTATTTCACATTCAATATATAAAGATATTTCATTGCAATAAGCTTCAATCAATTTTAAGTCAACCTGATGGAGCATTTCTAAGTTAAATAATTG